AACAACTAAACCCATTCCGATAACAAAGTCGAGAGAAAGCTGTGCCTGATGTTTCATAGGTGCATTAGAACTGATAATATTTTCGCATGCATACACTGTACTGCTATCACTGTATAAGATACCGCCATCTGTTTGGCATGCAATAGGATAAATAACACTATCAAAGCCATCATCTTTAAACTCTACAGGTGTTTGTGATTGGTTTTTATTTACTGGATATTCAGATTTTTTTCTGGGATACAAAACTGTGCCATTATTCATAATAATAAAATTATTCTGTGTTGGCGTTGGTACTGGTACTGGTTGAGGTATTTTCATATATTTTTAATTTAATTTTAATCTTTTATAACTTCATAATGTATTACTTTTAAAGTTATAAAGGGTATCCAAAATTTTCTTATATAATCAATCCAAGTAGGCTTTTTATTAACTTTAATAGTAAAGTATAAGTTTTTTTCAGCTTCATGTTTTAACACTTGAGTTGAAACTACTGTATAAAAAATTGCCTTTGATGTTGGTAATGTTTTTTTTGTTTTCATATGTTTTTATACAACTTTTATTATTCCTTTTTTAATTTTTAACTCAAGCTCTTGTAACATCTCCATTGCTTCTTTGTAGCGTTTATTAAAGTCTTCTCTCTCTTTCTTTTTTTGCAGATATTCGTCTACAAAGTTAGGTTTTTGTTTTTTTATGTTTGTGTTATCCATATATTTTATTTTATAAATTTTTTTAAAATGTTTTCTGCTGCTTTGTATGCTTTGTCAGATCCGTGCATGGAACCTTTTAGGTATCCTATGGTAAAAGCTTCTTCCGGCGTTAGCTTTTGCAGAATAGGGAATATTTCCTCTTTCTCTTTTTCTGAGAGGGTTATGTAATCGGGCAGTTTAATATTGTGCATAAATATTAAGATAAATTTATAAATACTTTCAAAGATATACTCAGCTTACTGTATTGCAAACTGAGCATAGTTTTTAAAGTACTTAAGAAATAGTATACTATTACTTTATACGTTTGTCAAGTAGTTTTTTTTTAACTTGTAAACCATTAGTCTTTTTGAGCCTGATATTAAGATATTTATAATTATCAGGATTTCTTTTTATATCTGCTATTTTGGCTTTTATATTATCAAGTTCCTCTTGGCTATAATATCTTTGATTAGATAACCTTCTAGGCTTAGGTAATAAGCCTATCTTCTCCCATCTTAAAAGAGTTACATAGGTTATGCCGATACTGTCAATTATCTCCTGCCGTCTATACATTTTTATTTATTTAATAAATAATATATCAAAGCGCCTAGTAAAACACCAGTCATAACAACTTCAAAATTAAGAAATAGAAATTTGCGTTTTATAGCTTTATATCTTCGCAATATTTTATTCAGGTTTGTTTTTTTCATAGATTTATTTTTTTAATTTTTATTATTCCAACATATAGCGGAGCAATAAGGCTTATTGTATTTTTGACTCCATTTATTAGGAGCGCCACATTTAGCGCACACTCCGTGATCGTCTTTGTTTTCTACCGCACTTTCTGCTTTTACAATCTCATCAGCTGTTGCCACTCCTTCAACTAAGCCAAAGCCGGCAAACCCTAAAGCTCTGCCAACAGCCGAAGTCTCAGCAACCTCGTATGGACTTATCTTTTCAATGGCTTTACTGAAGTTAGCGTATGATATACCAGTGAATACACCTTTTGATGTTGTAACGGTTGCTTTAACAACTATAGCATTAGCAACTGGTAGAAGCTCCGTTAATATAGACAGCTTTTCTTCCTTTTCATGAGCAAGCTCTATACGACCGGCAACGGTCATATATTCTTTGCCATGAAGTATGACTATGTTTTTATTCTTCATAGTCGTATGGCGACACGTCTATTATGTCGTAAATATTAACTATCTCATTGCAGTCTAAACAGACTATGCAATTTGATTTTATTTCCTCAACACATTTGTGAGGGCAGTTGTTGATTATGTGCATATTAAATAATCAATTTATAATAATAAATAGTATACTATTACTTTATATGTTTGTCAAGTAGTATTTTAATTTAGCCTAAAAGTAATTTCAATTCTTTTATAATTTTATCTCTGTTGGCTCTTACATTTTCTGCGGTTCTTTCTTTATTTAATGTGCAGGTAACAAGAAAAGATTTATTAAAAACTGTACCGTCTGAAAGTCTTATGTAGTTGCCTTGACTGTTAAGTATGTTTTCAAGCTCTATGCCATCAACTATAAACTCTTGCTTGTTGCTCATAAAGATTGTGTATATTTTGTATTTGTCAGGGACTTCATTTAGTGTCATACTTGCGTAACTTTAAACTTATTAACGGCTTGCCTTTCTTTATTTATTATAGCTATTGCATCTTTTTTAACCCAATTAGATAGCGCGGCTTTGTAATTTTTATAACGTTTACCCTTAGCCTCTAACCAGTTTTGCATATCATCAAGTTTACTCATAACAAAAGGTAACGGTACGTTGTATTTTTTAGAGATGTCAATTAAGTCTTCTTCTTTCAAATTTTTTATAGAAGCTCCTTTCTTTTGTAAAGTGTCTTTTGTATAAGTGTCTTTTGTATATTGTATTTTGTGTACCCCCCGTTTGGTAAAGGAGTTACCCCGTTTGGTAACAGCGTTACCCCGTTTGGTAAATGAGTTACCCCGTTTGGTAACAATATCATGTCTTCTTACCCCGTTTGGTAAATCTGTCCAGAGCGTCCAATCCTTCTGAAGTGATATTAAGTTACCCCGTTTGGTAACAATTTGCATCATAAGAAGCTCTGATATTGATCTTGATACATGTGCCGGTCTTAAACCAGTCATTAAAACAAACTGGCTATTTGATATCCAATCTTCTTTTTTATTGAAGCCATAAGTCTTTCTAATAATGCAAAAGACTATACGTGTTTGATAAGCTGAGAGTTTTATACGACACAGCTTTTCAAGTATTTCATTTGATATTCTAGTGAAACCATCTTCAGTCTGTGGATTTGCCATATTATTTTATGAACTTTTAATGAGTTTAAATAGTAACTCAAAGTCAATAAGTTTTGCGCCTTTTATAAACCTTTTCTCTTCATCCTCGCTACTGCATAATGTTTTAAAATGCTCCCAGAAGATACGTTTCAAATCCTGAGAGTTTAGAGCCGATTTATATAACTTTTCTTTACTAGTCTGCTTCATGTTGTAAAGCACAATCATATTTAATCGATTAACGTATACATCTTGCATATTTTTTTAATAATTTATAACAAAAAAAAGCCGCCTACCCAGCCAATAACCTTTGACAGTTATTAGCTATGTAAACGGCTTATGCTATTATTATAGCAATAAAAGCATTAGTTTTGACTGGGTTACCATTTGCGGCTTCTTTCTCGTTTTTGCCACTGTGGTAGAGTTTCAGATTACATAATAAAAATATGATTGTCAAGCATGTATTTATGTATCAGATACACATAATATATTGACAATTGAGTCTTTACATATAATATAATTAAATTATGGATAGCATAAAGTTTCAAACAGAGGTGAGAAAGGTAGTAAGTATAAGTGAAATAAAGTTAAATGATAAAAATCCTCGCTTCATAAAGGATGAAAAGTTTTTAAATTTAGTATCAAGCATAAAAAAATTCCCAGAAATGATTAACGTGCGTGAGATTGTTGTAAATCAAGACATGGTAATACTCGGTGGAAATATGAGATATAGAGCTTTAAAAGAAGCAGGAGTAACCGAAGTACCCGTAAAAATAGTTGATTGGAGTGAGGATAAGCAAAAAGAGTTTATTATAAAAGATAATGTAGAAGCGGGAGAATGGGATTGGGATATATTGGCTAATGAATGGGATAAAGAAGAACTTATCGATTGGGGCTTAGAATTGCCGGATTGGGAGACAAAAGAATTAGAAGCTGAAGAGGATAATTACCAAGTGCCAGATGAGATTGAAACCGATATTGTATTAGGTGACTTGTTTGAGATAGGCGAACACCGTTTACTTTGTGGAGATAGTACAGATAGCGACCAAGTGGCAAAGCTAATGAACGGACAAAAGGCTGATATGGTATTTACTGACCCCCCTTATGGTATGAAATTAAATGCTGATTATAGTGGTGCTAAAAGTAGTTTATCATTTTTTGGTGAAAAAGGAGTTAAGGGAGGTAAAAAATATGATAATGTTATAGGCGACCATGACGACTTTACACCTGAATTAATTAATACAATATTTGCTTGTTTTAATGATTGCAAAGAAATATTTATATGGGGTGCAGATTACTTCGCAGAATTGCTTCCTAATAAAAATGATGGTAGTTGGGTAGTGTGGGACAAAAGGGCAAATGGAAATGATGATTTAGAAGCAGACAATAGTTCAGATAAAATGTACGGAAGCACATTTGAATTGTGTTGGTCTAAAAATAAACATAAAAGAGATATTGCAAGAGTAAAATGGGCAGGTATATTTGGAACTGAAAAAGAATTTGACCATAAAAGACATCATCCTACACAAAAGCCATCACTATTACCACAATGGTTTTTTAATAAATGGGGGAAAGAAAATGATTTAATAGCAGATATATTTTTAGGTTCAGGAAGTACAATGGTAGCATCACACCAACTTAAACGTAAATGCTACGGAATGGAACTAGACCCGAAATACTGCCAAGTAATAATAGACCGAATGAAAAAGTTAGACCCGAATTTGGTTATTAAAAAAAACGGAGAAACAGTGAAATAACACAGAATATGGCAAATAAACTAAATAACTTAAAACCATTTGAAAAAGGAAAAAGCGGTAACCCAAATGGAAGACCTAAAAAAACCTATACTCAACACATAGCAGATATAAAAGCCAAAGGATATGCTTTGCCTACTACAGAGGAATATAAGGATATGATGCTGATTTTATTATCAATGACAGAAGAGGACTTAAAACAATTTGCAACAGAGAAAGAAAGACCATATTGGATAAGGTTGTTAATTATAGATTTGAATAATAAGCAGAGCAGACAAAAATTGATGAGTGATCATAGAGATTGGTTATTTGGTAAAGCAGAACAAAAAACAGATATTACAACTAAGGGTAATAGTATTAACCCACTTTTAGTTGAATTTATAAAACCAGATGGAGAAAGTAAAGATACAAATACCAGTTGAATTTAAAAGACTTTTTGATCGTGATTGGCGAGAGGCTGCTGTATGGGGTGGGAGATTTTCTCTTAAAAGCCACACTGTTGCGCGCTTACTTCTAATTCGTGCAAGACTTGAAAAGACAAGAATAGCCTGCTTCAGAGAGTTTCAAAACTCAATAGCCGACTCATCATTACAGCTTTTAGCTGATCTTATAAAGCAATACGAGCTATCAGATTTTGTAGTAACTGATAATGCAATAATAAACAAAGTAACGGGTTCTGATTTTATATTCAAAGGATTACACCGTAACGAGCAATCAATAAAATCAATAGAAGGCGTAGATATAGCATGGTGCGAGGAAAGCCAGACTCTAAGCCAGAACTCTCTTGAGATATTAACCCCAACCATAAGAAAACACGGCTCACAAATCATATACACTTATAACCGTCTATTTGAAGATGACCCCGTGCATGTGAGGCTTATTGTTGAAGGAAGACCAAACACACTCCTTATAAACGTAAATTATGACACAGCTTTAAAATATAACTTTATGCCAGAGTCGGTCCGTCTTGAGATGGAAGATGACAAAGCAAAAAGACCCCAGCTATATAAGCATAAATGGTTAGGCGAGCCAAACACTCTAGAAGCCCGAATTTTTAAGGATTGGGCTATTGTTGACTACGTACCGCATGAAGCACGCCTTGAACGCTACGGGCTTGATTTTGGCTATTCTAATGACCCTACAGCGTTTATTGCGGTCTACTACTACAACGGAGGATACATAATTGATGAAATCTTATACAGAAAGGGCATGTTAAACAAGATGATTGCCGATGTCATAATGGCGCAACCCAAGCAGGTATTAGTCAAGGCAGATAGCGCAGAGCCTAAAAGCATAGCAGAGATTGCATCATACGGTGTTATTATTGCTGGTTCTAAAAAAGGCAAAGACTCTGTAGACTTTGGTATCCAGTGGCTACAAGATCAAAGGCTATCTGTAACAAAGCGGTCCCTTAACGTAATAAAAGAATACAAAACCTACATGTTTGATCAAGATAATGATGGGCGATATATAAATAAGCCAGTTCCCGGAAATGATCACGCAATGGACGCACTGCGCTATGCCTTTGATGATCTTATTTTTAAAGAAAAAGATAGAAAAGTACCACGCTACGGCACAGGTGATTATATTTTTCAAAGATTGCAAGAAGAAAGCGAGCTGGGAGGTGAAAGCTATTATTAACTTCACAATTAACTCCGGTACTGTCGAGGAGCATGCTAAAACTGTTTTTCAGAAACATTTTGATTTTGATGTGTCAAAAAGATTAAGAATTATAAGAGAAAGCATAAAGTACAGAGTCAAAGAAGATGAAATGTTAACAAAAGAAGTAAAAGAAAGAAGGGAAAGCTATGAGGTGTACTTTGACAATGTGTTTGTGTGTTTCTTTAGCGAAAAAGAGAACCCGCCAATAGTTGAGATGCGATTTTTAAAAGAGATTATAAAACTTAAAAAAGAAAAAAAAGTATTTTGGAACCCGCATATGTATGCTGTTGTTGAGGCAGAAGAGGAGGCAAAAATTAAAAAAGAAAAAGAGGAAAGAAAAGACAGATTTAGAGTAAGGATGAAAAAGGCAACATCAGGCTCTGAAAAAATTGTCCACACCTCTATTCAAAAAGCATTAAAACATGGATAACGATGAAACAGATGTGTTTTTAAACAATCCTTATATATTAGATTTACTTGTAATAAGGATGTTAAAAACAATCAAAAACCCAGTTGAAAAGTTTATTTTTTGTTATGTGTTTTTACTTGGCAACAAGCAAAAAGACGCAGCTGAGATACTTTCTATAAATGAAAGCAATGTCAGCCGCCACATAAAAAGGATAAAAATTACGTTAAAAGGTTTTAAAAAAGGGTATAATCTGTAAAGATTAACGCCTTTTTTTGTAACAATTAAAATATGAAACTACTAGACGTATTAAACAACAGATATTCAATTGCTAAAAAAGCAACCGACAAACATATACAAGAAGTTAAAAAATGTGTTGAAGACTACAATTGCGAAAAAGAGTATGCTTCAGACAAAGATAACACTGTGTATAACAAGCATTTAGCTGTAAAAAGATACGAGTTTCCAATACCCTACATCTATTCAACACATGAGTCAATGATGGCATCTCTTTTTGATAAGGCTCCAGAGCTTATAATAAGCGGAAAAGGAGCGCAAGACGAGGAGAAGGCAGAGCTTATGCGCTCTATATACAAGTATTTATGGGATAAACTTGATCTTGAAGATTACCTGCATACTGCCGCTTGGTGGTTTCTACTTACAGGATTTGTATCTGCTTATCAATCCTATAGCATTGAAACAAAAGGAAGCGAGGAGGTTTACGACTCAGAAGGTCAACCGATGATGGATGATATGGGTGAGCCTTTAATGCAAAACACTTTTAAATATCATGATCCAGTTGCATATATCGACGATCCGATGCGCACATTTTATGCTCCAGACTCTGAGTTTGATGTAAAAGGAGCAAATCGCATACCATATTTTGTAAGAGAGAAGCTGATGGAAAAGCCACAAGTGGCAAGACAATATGAAATATCAGAAGATGAGATACAAGCCTCTGAGGAGCTTAAAATATCAGGATATAAAGCAAATACTCCAGAAGGCAAAGATGATATAAAGAGAGTGCGTGTCATGTATTACTGTGGACAACTACCAAAAGATGTAGCAGAAGAAGTTGACGATTACAGTGAGGAGGCAATCTATTATGTTGTTCACACAACAGATAAAATCTTATCAATAAATGTTGATAACAAGTATACAACTCTTGCCAAATGGTTTGGCTCTCCTAATGATTTTTTCGGCTTTGGTATTGGCAAGACTTTAAGATCGGTACAAAAGGAGATGAGTATAAGACGAGGGCAACAGGTAAGATATGCTGATTTATACGCTTTCCCTTGGTTAACAATTGAAGCAGGTACACAGCTTGATCCAAACGCCCTACAAGACGTTCAAAAGAGAAAGCCATTAGTATATACAGGCACACCTCCTCAGTTTATAGTCCCGCCAACTATGCCGGCAACAATTGTAAATGCTGATCAAATAGCAAGATCAGATGCACAATTTATATCGGGTACACTTGATTTGTCAAAAGGCGCACAAGAAACAAATACAGTTAAAACTGCAACTGGTCAACAGCTTTTTGCACAATCTGCCGATAAGCGCATAAATAAAGCAAGAAAAGCATTGGGAAAGTTTTTTAAGTATTCAGTAATAAACCTATTCAAGCTATGTGCTGACAACTGGGAAGAAGGAAAGATAATAACAATAACAGACGAGGAAGGGATGACAAATGACATACCAGTTGATCTTGAGATGCTAAAAACTGTTGATTTTGACACAGACATAGATATCTCACTTGATAATATAATGGTCAATGAGAATACACTTGCCGAGCGAGCTATTGCTTTGTATGACAAAATAAAAGATGATCCAATGGTTGACAGACAGGCAATATTTGTTGACTTCTTGCTTAAAAAAGGCTTTAGGATAAAAAATCCTGAAAAATATATAACTCAGCAACCACCGATGGGAGAAGGAATGGAAGATATGCCACCTATACCTGAAGAAGGTCAAGCACCTGCTGGTATGCCACCTATGCCACAAGCTACTCAAGAAACAGGAATGGGTACAAACATTCCAGATTTAACACCACAATCAACATATGGACAACAAAACCAATCTATGGGCGGAAACTATTGATGAGAATGGCAAATCATCTATAGAGATACATGAGCCAAAGATGATAAGTCAAGGATGCCGAGATAACGAGCATTACTTTGTATTTGATGGCAACGCACAAAGAGAGGCACTGTGTAAAAACTGCAAAACAATATCTTCATTTATAGTTGGACTTCATAAAATAAAAGAGGGAAAAATTACAAGAGTGTAAACTTTACACTTTTTTATTCTTACAATAGAAGTATGACCAATCTATATGTGTCATGGCACATATTAGAAGTCAGTTACAAAAAAATTTCCATGAGCAACCTCAGTATATGAGCGACTCAACCAACAAACTCTCTGATGCTATCGCAGAAAGTTTTGACAAGATAGAAGATAGTGAGAACATTAACAATTCTAGCAAAGAAAGTGAGCAACCTGTAAAAGAAACAGAAACTCCTGAAGTCATTAATGACCAATCAGAAAGTGAAGAGTCTTTTGCAGAAAAAGCAGAGCTAAAAGGTAGAACACCTGAGGAGCTTGAAGAGATATACCAAAACTGGAACCGCTCATACACTCAAAAGCGACAAAAAGAGCGCGAAGAGTTAAAAGCATTACAGGCTAAGGTTGCAGAATATGAGAAGATGAGTGCAAATAGAACTCCTTCTCAATCGATGCAATCATCGGATATCGAAAGCCCAGATCTAAAAACCCAGCAGGCAATAGCCAAAAAACAATATAGCTTGGGTAACATGTCAATAGATGACTACACAGCCTACGTAGCACAACTAGCGGCAGAAGAAGCAAGACGGGCAACAGTTGAAACATTGCAGGCAAGAGAAGATGAGCAATATCAACAGTCGGCTTTAAGGGAGTTTAACAATCTTGACCAAAGATTTGATGACAAGTTCATCAATCCTGATAGTCCAGAGTTTAATGAAACAAACGCATGGATGTACAGTCAAGTTGCTACCCAAATGGCAGAGGCTTTAGACGATTATATAAAAGAAAATGGCACATCAGTTGGTTTTAATACCAAAGAGATGGCAAAAGAATATATTAGTCGTTTTGACACATACGTTGACTCACTTGTCAAAAATAGAGTTGTTGAGTCAAACAGAGTCGCGCAAGAGAAACAAAAACATTTCTCAAGAGTTACACCAAAAGGCACAGGAGCATCCAGTGTTTCAGGAGGTAAGCGCGATTTAAGGAGCTTATTAAATGAGAGCTTTTAATTTATAATTTTAAACAATAAAAGAATATGGCAGCTTGGAATTTAGGCGAAATCTTAGCTTCAACTCTTCCAGCATATGAAAGAGAATTCAAAGATCAAGTCTTTAACAAATCTGTTCTTTTAAACCACATGAAAGAAAATGGTGGAGTTGTTGAAAAAGGTGGCGGAGCCAAACTTCGCGTTCCTTTGATGCACGAAGCTGGAACTTCAGAATGGTTTGGAGGTACAGACACATTAGATGTTTCCCCAGTTGATACTCTTGATGCTGCGGAATATGATTGGAGAAATTTAAACGCTTCAATTGTGTTTACAATGGATGATGAGCTATCAAACAGTGGCAAAGAGCAGATAATTGATCTTCTCGAGGCTAAAGTGAAACAGGCAGAATTAACAATTGCAGACTCTTTAAATGAGTCTCTTTTTACTGGCACAGGAACAGAAGCCAGAAAAAGAATTGTCGGTTTGGCAACTGCGGTTGGAACTGGAACTTATGCAGGAATTGCCGGTGGAACTTATACAAATTGGCAATCATATGTAGAGTCAACAGCAACAGCTTTGAGTATTGCTCAAATGAGAGTTGCTAGAAACACTCTTAACATTGGTGCCGGTGGTTCTCCAGTTTCTATCATTCCTACAACTCAGACTCTTTTTGAAAAGTATGAGAGTTTACTAACTCCTTCTTATCAAATGGATCCAACAGTTCAAACGAAAGAAACAAAAAGAATTGCCGATGCAGGTTTTGTGACCTTGCATTTTGCAGGTGTGCCAGTTGTTTTTGATCCAAAATGCCCAACAGGCAATATGTTTTTCTTAAACACTGACAATTTAAAGATGTATGTCCATCGTGATGCATACATGGTTAAAACTCCAAAACTATCACCAGTTGATCAACATGTAACTGTTCAGCACATTGTTATGCGAACAATTCTTGGAACCAACAGAAGGAAAAGTCTTGGTAAATTAACCGCAAAAACAGCGTAATCAACTGTTTTTTAGATAGAACTTTTACAATTTGGGAGGCAGACATGACAATTCCGACGATCTCGGCATCACTGCCTCCTAACAAAAAAACAAAATATGTCAAAATCAGTACCAGCCAGCAAAGTCTCAGCTAACGACAGTGTAGCAAAAGGCAGATTGGCACAAATTCGCATTTATGAAAATGCAGAATACAGATATTATCAGGTTAAAGACCTTGCATTATCAGCAAACCGAGTTGTTGAATACTCAACAACAACTGACGCTGTAACAATGGATAGAGCAGGTGGAACTTCAATTGGAAGAACCGTCGCAGGCGTAGCCGTTGCAACAGTATCTGCCGGAAATTATGGATGGGTGCAGGTTTCTGGATCAGTATCCGCTTTAACACCAGCCGCAATTGCTATTGCAGCAGGTGATTTAGTTGTTCCTCATGCAACATCAGATGGAGGAATAAACAAAGCAACAACCGCAACATTTAGGCATGCTTTTGCAGTCGCTCTTGGTGCAGACACAGCAACAACAAGTGGTGCAGGCATAACAAAAATTGCTCTTATTAGAGTATAATAGTCGCTTAACGTGAATAAGATAAGGGAGGAGTGCATACCTCCCTTATTTTTTTATGTTGTATAATTAACAATATGAAAGTGGTTATAGGTATCCCTACGCCTGAACAAGTATCAGCTAACTTCTCGCTTCACAATCTCCCAAGCATAATTTCTTACTCAAAAGAAAACATTAAAGACTTAGAACTTTATGTTATATATAAAACAGGTGTAATGACATCAAGCAATAGAAATTACATAGTCACTCAAGCATTAGAAAATGACGTTGATTACATATTATGGCTTGACTCGGATATGATTTATCCAGTTGAAATATTAAAAGTGCTTATTGACTCTAAAAAAGACATAATAGGCTCTATATATTTTAAAAGAAGCCCACCCTATGATCCAGTTGTCTATATAAAAGGCGATAATCCTAATAAACCATATAAAATTATAAACCCATATTTACTTAAAGATGTTACAGAGGTTGATGGCTTGGGCTTTGGAGGACTTCTTGTTCATATAAAAGTGTATAAAGATATGGCTTCAAGAGGCATATGGCACAGATATGGCACAAAATTTGGTTATCCACAAGAGCAAAAAGACCAAGAAAGCCATGACCTAATATTTTGTAAAGAAGCTCAAAAATTAGATTATAAAATATTTGTACATCATAAAGTAAGATGTGGACACATAACAGAGAAAGTTGTAACAGGTGATGATTGGGTCCCAAAGGGTTATGCTTTTACAGAGACACCATCTGTTTCTGTACTTATGCCAAGTATTGATATTGAAAAAGCAGAAAAAACACTAAAACAACTACAACTTAGAGCATCTTTTCCCGCATCCTATTACATACTAGAAGATATCAAGCGTCAAGGCTTCATAAAAACCATAAATGAGGCAGTTTCTCATATAAAGGCAGATTACTATGTATATGTTGCAGAAGATGCCTTTGCTGGGCGAAATTGGCTGTATAACGGTATGAATGAGATATCAAAAAAAGACGCTGGACTACTTGCTTTTAATGATGGCAAAAATAACGGTAAACTCGCAACTTTTGGTTTGATAAGGTATTCATGGGTCAAGCAGTTTTATAACGGACAATTATTTTATGAGAAATATCACAGTCATTATGCAGACACAGAGCTTTCAATGCTTGCCACAAAATATAATAAAATTGCATATAACCCTCATGCAACTTTAATAGAAGTTGATTACGAAAAAGAAACAAAATCTGTAAATATAGAGGATAAGACATTGTACAGTGAGCGTGTTAAAAAATTACAACTTCCCACATTCTTCTCATGACAGATGAACGAGTGGAGCCCGGAGTAACAGAGATAACAAACGTAGTAAAACATATTGCAAGGTATAACCATGCTTTAGCATATGCAAAAGGGTATACCCTTGACGCATCATGCGGCACCGGATACGGCACATTTTTGCTATCTCAGGTAGTGTCTTATGCAACAGGTATTGATATTGATGAGGAGACAATAAAAAAGGCTAAAAAAAACTATAAAAAATACGATAGAGACAATATAGATTTTATTGTTAAAGACTTATCCACAATTTATGAACATGAAAAATATGACACAATAGTGAGCTTTGAAACGATAGAACACCTTGACAATGTAGCTAACTTTGAACAATTTGTGTATAAGTCTTTGAAAAAAGGTGGATTATTTATATACAGTGTGCCTTTATTTGAAAAACCTCAAGAAAACCCATACCATAAGTCAGTTTATACAGTTGAGACAGCAAGGGCAATTGTACCAGTTTTCCCATTTATAAAAGAATATTATCAAGCTGGTATAAACTTCTATGACAAAGTGCAAAATATACTTCCGCAGTATTATTTTGGTGTAAAAATAAACCTCTAAATGTGCGTATAATTAAATTATGGCACAAACACCTTTTAGACCTCTTGATAAAGAGACAAATTATGTAAATAGCTGGTCAGAGCTTGACAATGGAGCAATTGCAAGAAATGTCACACTCTTATCTGAAACAGGCGAACACATAACAAGCACATCTGGCAAACTTGATGTTAACGCCACAGTTTCAATAACCGGAAATGCAACAGAAGCAAAGCAAGACGTACAGATTGATCTTACAAAAGTAATGCAGGATATTTTTGGTCAAAATGTTTCATCGCAACGCTACAATCAAATAGAGAATAGTTTTGCAGGAATAGACCCAGACAGTATATCAGGGCTTACTGTTACTAAAACAAATGGTGGCGATGCCTCAACTGCAAACGGACAAGCAGTTTTTACAACAGGCTCAAACACAAGCGGTGAGATAAAAGCAGTAACTACTAAAACTATAGAATATCAACCACATTATGAGGTGTATGCCTCATTTAGCGCCATATTTACAACTGGTATCTCTTCCAGTTTTCAAAGAATTGGTATTTTTGACAACAACAATGGCTTTTTCATAGGTTATGAGGATACAACTTTTGGTGTAACAAAACGCACAGGCGGCACTGACACTTTTACTGCAAAAACCTCTTTTAATATAGACACTTTAACAGGAGGGACAAATAGCAAGTTTAAAAGAGCAGGAGTACCTGAGGCTATAGATTTTACAAAAGATAACTTATACAGAATACGATATGGTTGGTTGGGAGCAGCACCCATTATGTTTGAGGTATTTAGCCCAGATGGTGAATGGGTTATGTTTCATATAATACGCCATCCCAATACAGTAAATGTTCCAACTTTAACAAATACAGCTTTGCCTTTAAAACTACATGCTAAAAAAACCACAGCAGGAGCAGCAGTTTTAACAATAAATACTGCCTGTTGGACAGCAGGCACAACAACAGACCTTCACAGATTAGACCAAGCAATTACAGACTCAACTTTAGTAAAGCCAGTTAGAGCAATTCTTACTGGTAAAAAACCAAATGGAACTTATACAAATATAGATGCAACCGCAGGCGGAAATCTTAAAATATCTTTAGAAGAGATAGATGGGGCAGTTGACTTGGCAACAGAAACAACACTTTCTGCTATAAATACTAAACTTGTATCAGGGACTGATATAGGGGACGTTACAGTAAATAATGGTAGTGGGGCAGGGTCCGTAAACATTCAAGATGGTGGCAACTCAATAACAGTTGACGGAACAGTTTCAGCTAATCAATCAGGCACATGGAACA